GTTGGGTTTAATTTTCATGACAGATTTATAGTGCTGCAAGGAACCATGACCGGAGTCGAAATGAATGACTCTAACGAGAAATCATGACCTTGTGAATAGGATATTATAAGGCTCTCCGTGTCAGAGAGCCATCCTCTGAGCCAGATGTTACCTGGGGCATGCGTAAGATCCAATCCTCGCATGCCGTTGGCACGACTGGCGTAGTATCGGTAATTCGAATAGTGGGGGACGTTCACGTCCATACCAGCCTGCATTATATCATTAGACCATGCGGTCCCTGAGAGCAGAAAGGGCGTTACCACTTTCGTGTCACCTGAGAAGCCAACTATTTCTTGTGTAGCTGGCAAACGATCGACTGTGAAGGTTCGGTGTTTCAACTCACCGACCCCACGCGGGTCACGGCTGATCTTTACGTTCATCGATCCACGCGCGCCAAGATAGGCACGTGCAACATATTCGAAGAGCCCATTACGTATAAACGTGGAGTGGGCCTCCCGAGAGCTGTAATGCTCAACGGGGTAGTGAGGCAAAATCAGTGAGACCGATGAATTATTACCTCGTATCGAGTATGATGCAGTGAAACGATTCAGTATAGAATACCAATCGTTAATGTATTCGTCTGCGGCTATCATCATCTCTGATGGCGGCATGACGGGCTGTCCCAACGTGGGACCACCCTGAAGATTTGTTGCGTCCGTTTCATCGACACCCTCAGGTGCGACGGCTTCTTCAGCGCTTTGCGGGTTGATTTGGAATAGATAACCAACTTCGATGATTGGACCTTCCAACGTTGGAGTACTTCCGACGACGTCAAGCATGACAGCTTGATCCCTGGTAAACTCGTAAGTTGCTGAGCTGTTGTTGTACGTAACCCTGGCACCAGCCCGAGCTACAACCTGTATAGGTGTGTTCGGAACTTTATTGCCTAACGTAACACTCGTCGGTACTGTGTAATTCGCGCCGAAATAACCCTCTCCTAAGGCCTGGTTGAAATTCGGCTGCGTTCCTTGACGCAAATACGTGATACCTGAATTATTCATGACACCAATGCGAACACATTTCAACCAAATCAGAACACGGTTGTTCGGAACTACCGTTGTGTATGGAAGAGTATACCATCCGGGTTCTTTTCCCGTCTGATCAGGAATCGGCGCTGCGAACTGGAACCCTTCAGGAGAATTTACTTCATTCTGAGGGAGTACAACGGTACCCGCTTCGGTAGTGAATTCTCCATCCCCTTGCCAACCATTGCCAGATGTTATTATGAACTCTAGCGTTGGGGGATTAGTACCATCGTAATAATAAGCAAAACTATTCCCCGTGGTTCCTCTATTTTCACGCTGTATAGCCTGATCATTTGTTGAACTATTCAATGGAGATGAAATCGGGCCTGTTCGAAAAAACCGTGCCCCCTCAATTGGAATAAGTGTAGGGAGTACAAGCGGATCATCATCTCCAGGTGGATTTGTATTCGAAGGAGGATCCACATCCACAGAACCATCAGGAGGCGGTTCAACTGGGACAAGAGTGTTGTTAGGAAAACCACCGTCAGGTGCTGGCTTGGCAGGATTAGGGCTAGATTGATCGTCGTCATTTGATGACTCCGTCAACTTCAAACATCGCATAATGCGAGGAGTGAGTGAAAAGACCTGATAACCACTGCCTGTACCTGCGTATACGTTCACGCTCAAACTACTCGGACCCAACTCATTCGGGACGGTTAAGCTATTGAGAACATAAACGGATATTGTACCGTTGGTGTGTTTCCGTGGAACCATTGAAGGTTCCGTCTGAAAGCATGGTGTTTCGAAGACATCACGCGGAGCGGTTTCCAAATATGGAAAGGGAGAACCCCATCCAACAGTAAGAGTTTCGGTACTTGACTGTGTCATGTCCAACTCCATACTGCGTGTTAGATGGTAATCATCGCGATAGTTATCGTTGAATCCAGCAGGATCCCAACGAATAACAAGTTTACCGCGATGCAAACCGCTGCAAACCACCTCAAAGACGTATTCCATGTCTGAGCGCCAATACTCGAAAGGATTGGTGGTCCAACACGATGGTGTCATGTGAACTTCGTCATTGAATTTCTTATACAGCTGAGGTGTTACCTCAACAGAAAATAAATGCGTTCCGGGGGTTTGCGATTCCGACCATTCAAACGTGGTTAACAAGCATTTGCGTTTAGCAAGCTCAGCTAATTGCACGTCTTCAGGACCCTTCATGACCGCTTTATTGCGAGTCAGGGCCAATGGCTGGATGATATCCTTCATGTCACCTGTGGCAGCGTCTGTTACGCGATCCATCTGAGGTGCAATGAGAGGAAGTTGTGACGTTCCTACGCTTACATTGGGAGATATTGCACGTGCAAATACGTTAATGAATGCACTACCTTCCTGACCAGTAGCGTGGGCGAGTTGGTTGATAGTTTGGACTGTAATCAAACCCGCGTTATTCCAATCCCTCTCGAGAATATCGTAGAAGGGAATGGGATAATTGTAGGGAAGCGTCATTGATCCACCACTTGATAATGCCGGATCGAGAATCACATGGGATCGCTGTGTGGCCTCAACCAGATCAGCGTCAACTCCTGCTCGATGCAGTAGTGTGTTGTCTTGGTTGTGTAGAGGCACATACGAGCAAAGCATTCGACCCATCATCATCGGGTTTCCCGATAACGTGAATCTTAACTCTAATCCCATGCAACGCAAAAGACGGAAGTGACCCAACCGATTGGCCAGGACACGATCCTCAAACAATAAGGACCACGGATTAAACTGAATGAATTCCGGTGTGTTGTGTCGCCATTCGATTGTGGCAATCTTCACTTCACGGGACATCAATTCAGAATTATCCAAATAGTCCGCTCCTTGTATGGCAGATCCAATACCCAGGTTAGCCATACCATGGCCTGAGTGTTCACTGTCGTGAACGAGAAAATCATTTGTGTTACTAGAAGCAGGATCTATACACCATATTTGCACAGCGAACCCAAACTGTTGCAAGGCGTGTTTCATTGGTTGGCCACAATAGCCGTCCAAAGGCAAAGCCTTAACCGCCGTTACCACGGGCGATAGGTGATCCATATACCTTTGAATTGGTGACGATTCCTTAACCGCCAACAACGAACATTGATTAAAGCGCTCTTCCGAGAGATCTCGGAGAGGGGCTATCAAAACGTTGGGAGAGGGGACTTCAACAATCGGATCAAACGAGAGACGCTGCTCTTGTGTGTAATACTGATCGTTGTGCAGTTGCATATCAGAATAGGATTTCTCCAGTTCCTCAAACCAAATCCCTACTGCAAGGAAAGCCAATCCGATTTTACTTACGTAATCATCAAAAACTTCCTGGGGGTGTCGAGCTAACTCGATGAGGGTGGGAATCATCATACCTTTGAGGTACTGATGATCCGAAAGATCTGCATTCATCATCCGGACATGGAGTGGTTTCAAAATGGAATCCAACTCCAGTGGACAATCGTACAGTCTCCGACGTGGAACCCAACGCCACCTCCTTTTACAGAAGACAACATTCTTTCCATCCTCTAAGAAAGGTTTTTCCGCAGAAATTTCTCCCTTATCACCTAGAGTGTACGGCATGTTATGAGCCGTACAGAACACTTCCATGGAATGCATATTGAACCACGGGACATAAGATTTACCCGCGGAATCATCGCCCATATACATCATACGTACAACCTGATCAAACTGAGGCACCTTGTCAAAGTGCAAAGTGTCAGCTGTATGATAATACGCGCACATGTATATCAATTTGTTCATAATTCCATTGGCCTCGATGGTGACACCGTGACCTGATGTGTTCCAACCACTTATTCCTACGAAAACGCCAGCGATACTGATGTGTTTCACGGCTAAATCCTCGAAATAAGTTTGGATGGCACGTACATGCCAACCTTCTGCGCCAAAGCTCAGAGCGAATTGAGCGAAGATAGACCCGACCGCACGGATGAGCTGAGCGCTCATGCGAACATCGTACTTGCTATAATCACCTTCAATGATGTTTTCAAAATCATCAAGGAAGTAATCCTTTAGCTCGGTCCAATCTCCTGTGATAGTATTGGTTCCTTGTACCATTCCGAAAACAAACGGATGGAGTAGGAACGCTTTCACTAATTCGGCCAAGAGCATCCTGCCGACTACCAGGAATTCCATGGGACAAACCATGAATTGGCGGACGATCTTCTTCTTTCCGGCATATTCCTCCTTCATTACAGGCTCGTCCTTACAGGCAGCCCTTACGATAGGAGAGCATTGCCTTCCTTGAACGTAATTGTCCATCATGTACTCAACGCGATCTTTCAAAAGCGTAGTTGGGTGTATGGTATGTCCCCCTTCACTGTCGACATCGATTTGCACATACTTTTCCTTCTTACCAGGTAAATACACGCCTGCGGCTGTCTTCAGCTTCATGGGTTTTGAGAATTTATCACCCTTAATCCCGTTCAACGCGACACTAATGTCGCGGTATAAAGGACCAGGTGTATAATTCCTCATACCGTGAATACCCGTTGCAATGTATTCCTTCACCACCCTCCTCAACAAACTGGGAGCTATAGGTGCTAGAGGTGACAAAGCGTAATGGATATACGCGGCGCCATTGCGGTTGGCGTTAATCTTCGGTCGTTCATACTTGCAAGGTATCCCGAAATCTTCCAAAGATGACGAGACGCAAGTGATGCGAACTTCAGATTTTGGGGCGCGTGGAGGCACTTCCGATGCACAAACATACGCATGAGGCGCGTTGGCATCCATAGGAAGAAACCGCATAGGGCTCCGTTCACCAGGTTCCGCAGACAAAGGTTTTATTGAAATCCCTTCAATTGACTCCGTCTCCATGTAATCGGCAATGGGCAGAGGTTCAAAACTCTGCTTACTAATCCTGCCCACCAGAGCGGACTCACTAGAATTGAATTTCGAGAGCCCGCCAACGTGGGCAAGACCGTGTGTAGCTCCCCCTCCGACATGAAATCCTAGAATAACATGTGGAAACTCGTTAGAAACGAGTGGGGATCCACAATCACCCGCTTCCGTTGCATCTCCATTACCTAAAAAGGCGTAGAGGATACCCGGTGCATGTGGCGAATCTACTCGCGTGTCCGAGGGAGCATTTGTAGGCATACAGTCTGCGTAGACTGTCAAACTCTTTTCTCCCTCTTTTGAACAGCGAAGTAGAGTGGCGGAAACGTTCCGCCGTGGGAGAGTCTCGCAAACGAGATCTCTCAAGTGGGGTCCTGGTGGTCCTTCCGACATTACCATAATACAGAGATCACCAATTTCGTGGAAACGAAATTCATCAACAACCGCCGTATACGGAATCATGGTCGAATTTTTGTTCGACCGAAGGACATTCACACGAACATCTGCATTGAACGCTTTCAAGCGCGTAGCGAAATGCGCAGGTACAATCAACTCTCGTGGCGAGATACGAGTGTACGACGTGCTAATAGCCAAACCGTTTTCCAGGTATGACAGGCGACCGATACATTTCTGTATAAGTGCTATTACCTGGTTGTGCGTCATTGTGCGGACCTTTCCGGCAACGCTAACGCAAGGCGCGGGTTCAACAGAACCCAACCAATGATTGACTTCTGCACACCGCGCTTGTTGTGCCTCTGGAGTGGCAGCAAGAGACTGATGATCCACGGCTGTCTGCTGCAAAATTCTACGAGAAAATGCATACAGAAAACCAAGTTGACCCACAGTGAATGCAGCGTACAAACCGGAGGGGCCACGCAGGCTACTCTCGATTGTGTACGCTACATAAGAGCGACACGCCTTTCTCAAACTCCAGAGAGAAAAGGCAGCAATGGCGACAAGAATACACACCCCAGTCAACCAATTTTTAGGTTGGCAATACACGAGGTAGAGAAAACAATGCCACAAGACACCAAAAGGCGCTAGACGTATAGATACTTCCAGCCACGACTGTTTGGCGACGGCCATCAAACCATTCCAGGCACTCTCCGATGCACACCGGGCAATGAAGCCGGGGGTCCTATCAAAGATCCTATCGAAAATGGGGATTGAAGCATTTGCGTAAATGCTACAACCCGTCGCAAGCCATCTGGGAATAGCCAGAGAAAACTGTTTCTCGCGAACTTCGGCAAGCTTCTCAGATTCTCGGCATTCCATGCATGTAGCCAAAACTCTTCCATGAGGACAGCAAGAGAAGATGTTAGTGTTACCCATTGTCTTCAAATACTTTTCCTGACCGAGTCTCCAATCTTGAATTTTGGGACCGGCACGGAGTTCCAACCACTCCATCAGTGGCATCGGTTCCCCAATTAACTCCTTAGTGTAGATCTTTGAAGTTGTATTTGGGAACGAGAAGGTGTATTCTTGAACTACATGTTGGTCGTTGTATGATCCATCAGAGTTGTACACCTTCGTGTGATCGAAACGTCCGTTGGCATTTCCCGGACAAGTCACCTCGATCCAGGTGAATCGACGTAAAATGGAACCAGGAGCCGTAGAAAATTTCTTCACACGGGCATCCCAATGGTTAGTCGTGCCAATTCCCATATCGAAATCGTAAGGCAAGACACCCTTGAGATCCAAATCGGCTTGAACGGAGAATTTAGCTACATTGCTCATCTCCTCAATGGATTCCTCCATCAGATGGCCTTCCACCGCATTTCCGGCATCATCAAATGCCAGAATATTGGTAGTCTTGGTGTATCCCGATGCAAAAGCATCCTTCTGACTCTTATTGTAGAAGTTACGCTTAGGGTCAGCAGGAAACCCGCATAGGGATCCAAGGTACGCTGCTGCAGCGTACATGACGGTCGTCTTTCCGACGGAAGTTTCTCCGTAGATCATCAGACCAAACGCGGCGGCTCGGGGAGCCATATTCATACCGCACATCTTCACTGTGGTATACAGTTTTAGAGTGCCGGTATAAACGCGTTGGGCTGCTTCTATCTCAGAAAACGACCTGTTTGTTGATTGTGCAAGGGCTGTACTAGCTTCGCACTTCAACCGTATCACGGAACCGCGATACTCATCCATATCCATATCATCCTCTTCAGGATTTATGTTACCTGCCTTGAACTTACCTATGAGAGCTTCCAATTTGGCAAGCCGGGTAGCCACAGTTCGAGGCATGAGAATGGATGATAGGGGAGCACCAGACTCCACCATCGTGACCAATTCATGGGTGAAAAGTGCGATGTCAATTGCACAATCAACCAAATCAAATTTGGTCATTCGCAGGGACTGGCGATCCCATGCACGGAAAATATCCGTAAGACAACCGCTGTCGCGGGTCTCGTTGACATCCCGTAACCCCACAAGGGTGGCCACCATAAAACATTTCTTCAAAACATCAATGATGGGAACCTTCTCCGGATCTTTTAGACCAGTCTTGAGTTGCAAAAGCATCTCGCGAATGTCGAATCCGGCTTGTGGGACTCTTTCTGAGAAACCGAGAAACTCCTCTATCTGAGCTAAAGTCTCTCGATCGGCCATCAGAGCTATGGAAGCCACGAAATTAATCAAGGCATCCGACCACGTGCGGGCGCTGGACAAAATGGTAAGTAAAGCTGCAATTCTGTTTACGGCTTCAAAAACCACGTGCCGTGTTTCCACAGTGACCTTTGTGCAGGCATACACCTCCTGTTCACCTTCCGGGCCCTCCGAACAATCCATCAAACCATGCGTGAGAGCGTGAATTTGGGATTTTAATCCGGGGGCTATCTTCTCACCCCAACTAAACCAAGTACGTGCTGGTGCAGGTACGCATTTGTCGGAAAGAGAGGTCATGCCGGCAAACAGCGAGCTGGCGCTCGCGGATTCAACCGACATCTGGTGCTGCAAAGGAATGCCCTTGCGTCTGGCGTAACCAATTCTGTTATGTTCCGCCGTTGTGATGGCTTTCTCCTTGACAGGGGAGTGTAGAGCCAACAAATCCCGGAATTTCTTCCCGGGGGAGCGCTTCATACGAAGCCGTGCATCGTTTGAACGATGGCTGTGCGCCTCATGAGTGAGCAGAGTTAAGCCGCTGGCGAAAAGGCGATCGCCAGGGGTGACATCGCTACTGTGTTGAGATACTTCAGGCTCTCGTGAAAGAGATCCGATGAAATCAAGCGTATTTTCAGAAGCTTTAAATCTACTCTTTTTATGTAGACGTGGAAACTCGGCCGGCTGGAAGGAGAAAGATCTATCATTCTCTGATCCAATAGGTTGGCCGTTTCCAGAGTTGTCCAACATGCTATTTCCAGAACATCGGGTCCCGGACACATCAGACACATTGTTACCGTCGCTTGACGATGGTGATCCGAAAGCGGTTGATCCAACTGAAGAGACGATCGTAAGCCCAGAGTTACCTGGGTCGGATCGGGGATCGTACATATGTACGCCTCCTCTGGCCAAGTCCAAGCACACCTGTGTATGAGACTTATTGTCAACGCTACAGGAAGCATTTGTGCTAACGGATTTAGCTCGCAAACGTTGCATGTCGTCGCTAGATCTCGGAGCCGGAACGTTCGCGCCATTTGAATATTCGTGACATATTCTAAATCGCGATCTTCCTCCTTTTCTTTTAGTACTGAGACTATCAGATCGGGAAGGTGTTGCGTCTTTATTGACGCGAACTTTGTGGAAAGCCCTCGCGTGAGCAAGGCGCCTAACTCGGGCGTTGGATACTCCCTCATGGTGAAAGGAGATGGAACTAGCCCAAGCGTGATGGCGATTAAGCTGCGTAAGTAACGCGTCGTTCTCAGCAGCTAATGCTGAGGAGGGAGGGTTATTGAATAGCCTCCTCTGCGAGTCATGAAACAGTGTTTCAGCTCGTGCAGCAATATGCTCATCAAGTACTTCTGCAGCAGCTTCGTTGAAGCGCGCAGAGCGTGAAAGCTTTGCTGAGAAACTCATGGTGAATGAGTTCTTCTGATGCCTTAAGTTCCTCGTTTGATTGATAAGAAACTATAGCATGCAGGAAAGGGGGGGGGGGGTGATTGATTCGATTTTTGAAATTATTTGTGACAAATAAGGGTTCCGGTAAACCCGAAAATCGCCCACTCCAAATTGGGGGGGTTCCCCGTCTAGTGCAAACTGGTTAGCAACTAGTCCAAAGTTCAGGCACGAACACGTGTCATTCATATCAAGGTCTTCAATATGAACCGGTGACACGATCTATCGATCCTAACGTGATGAAACCAGTGTTCCAGAAATTACCGAACGGGGGCCATTTCCAAAAGGTGTGGATATTCTGTGACTATCAGGCCACTTTGAAGTCTCAATCGAAACTCCGCGATCCGTGGACCGCCGTAGGCATACACGTATGTATGTTATCCCGGAGGATTAAAAGAGTCTTATAGGGTTCCGCAAGCCCGTACTCTTCCTACGTTCTGTTATTAGCTACTTCCTACGGTGGGAAGGTGATATTAGGCTTCACAGCAATGTCGTAACATTCCGCATAAGCGGCAAGCAACTATTACCCAACAAAGGGTACGAACGACGTGTTCGGGCATAAAGCCTAGCAAAGCACACCCTGTAAAGGGGGCGCTCCAAAGTTGATAGGGTTCCTAATCCATCTTTGGGCTTGATAATTGTGAGCGATTGCTTAGGAGGCAATCAGATAAATCTCTCGATGTTGCTCGGGGGGTAGATACAATGCTTCTCAGCAGGTGGTTAAAGCCGCGCTAGCGCGGCACCGAAGTGTATAGATTGCCCAAATCATCTTCGTTGACCAAGTCATGGACGTTTGCCTGGGCATGCAAACAGATAAATCTCCCGATATGTCCGTGGGTGGCATAGATCACCCAAATAAGCCAATTCACGCAAGCGTGTGGATTCTATGCGATCCATTTAGTGAGTAATGCGAACAGATAAGCTGTCAAGAGCACTTCATTGAGTCGGAACATTGGATGTTCAAGCGACGACTCCAAGTGCAAATAAACTGCGTATCTCATCGTTGCGTTGAGCCAATGCGACAAAATCATCTTGTCACAAGGGGGAGCATATAGCTCCCAGTAAATCCCTCTCCAGGGTAGTCATCAGGCTGGCTTAGTAGCCTGAAAATAACCAATACTTCCGTGGGATGT